GAGGTTGCGTCTCCTGTAGTTTGAGTAAAAGTTGAAATTAAAGCACCTACTTCGTCAAAAGATATACCTAAATTTGCGGCTAATCCTAATTGTCTTCCTAATACTTGCGATAATTCTTGAGCATCAAACATACCTGTTCTAACCATAACGCCAAATTTATCTAGAGCATCAGTAGCACTTAATGTTTCTTTTCCATAAGCGTTTTGAGCTGCGGCAGCTACTATAGATAAGGCCTCCATGTCTCCTAGTCCACTCGCTGATCCTCTTGCGACAGTTTCTAAAGTTTCTAAAGCATTTTGGCCTCTAAGTCCAGCACTTTCTAAAAAGAATAAACCATTAGCTAGATCTACAGGTGCAGTTGCAACTTCTCCTGACATCTTTAAAATAGATGTTTCCATTGCTTGTATCTCTGCATCTGTTTTACCTACAAGTGTTTGTATTTTTGTTAATGACTTTTCAAAATCTAAAGCCATTTTTACACTTGCACCTCCAGCGATTGCAAAAGGCATAGTAAAATTTCTTGAAATACTAGAGCCAATACTTTTAAACTGGTTACCTAGTTTACGTAACTGTTTTGCAGATTGTTTAAGTTTTTTGTTAAATTCGGCTGTCTTAGCGCCTAGTCTGACATTTAAAGATGTATCACTCATTATTTTGCATTTTTAAATTTTCTAATTTTTTTTACTTGTTCAAAACTATCCTCATAATTCTGCAAATTTTCGTTTTGTTCTTCCCAGTCAAACTTTAACAATTTTTGTGGACTAATTTTATTGCTACGTCCTAAATGTATATTTAATAAGTGAGTAGTCATCCAACGTGTCCTAAACCATTTAGACTTTTCACTATTATTATAATTTTCTACCCAACCATCAAAAGCGTTCCAAAACACTCTAGGTATCATGTCATAAACCTGGTAATAAGTCATGCCCATTTTACCTATTCCAATACTTTCAATAAGATCAAAAGATAGCTCTAATTTTTCGCTTTTTTCTGACTTTTTTTTTCTGTCTTACTGGTCATCTGATCTGTAAAAACAGCCATGCAACGTTCTATAATAGTTATATCTTCGTCTAGATCATCTGATAAGTTATCAATAGAATAAGCAAATTTTTCTTTAGTAGCCCTTGCGCCATCTTCAAGTGCGCACCAGATTAGTGTAACGGCTGTATCTAAAGTCATGTTATCACCTATCTTGTCCATTTCGTTCAAACCCATACCAGTAATTTTACTGAATTTTCTAAGACAGTTAAACCCAAATTTTATTGGCCTCTTTTGTTTATTGATTTTTACAATTTCATACATATCTATCTAATTTAATTAAAAAGCTTCAAGTTAGGACAAACCATGATAGATAGTAAGCCCTAACTATCCACTTTAATTTTTATGCTTGTACGTCATCAGATAGTTGACCAGTTCCCTCAAAAGTTGCTGAAAAAGTCATATTATCCTCCATAGGTGCAGTTTTTTCTAAACTAGTTATAAAAGCCTGTCCATGATAGTAAGTATCACCAGAAACGCCATTCCCTAATTCTACATAAACCGCAGTTCTAGTTTTAAGCATGTTTAATAGTTCATTATAATTTTTTACAGCACTACCACTTTTATCTTTAGTAGCGTATAAACCCTCTACAGATACACTCCAAGACATTTGCGCTTCTAGCAATTCACGAAAACCAGAGCTACCTTTGTTTGAAATATCTCTTGTGTCCATAGATATAGACAAAGTTGCTGACGTTGAAAATGCGATAGCATCATTTGTACTATGATCCGTACCATATTTAAACAACATCAACGTTCCATTCATTATATTATTTGTTGCCATTTTCCTTTATTTTTTTATTATTATTAGTATTCTTTTTTTCGTCAGCAATGTAACCATCTTTCGCCATTTGTTTTGCCTGTGCTTTTGTTATTATAATTTTTGTCCCTTTTTCAAGAACTTCAAAACCATAATCTAATTTTTTTAATAGTATTTTTTCTACGTGCATATTATTATTATTATTGATAAACAGGTTCAAATCTACAATCATAATACAAACTTATCTGATATATACCTTTTGCACTATATGATTCGTTAAATTCAAACATGCTAACCATGTTAGTAAAATTTATTTCTTGAACTTTAATACCTCCATAAGTTCCGCTTGCTTTTCTGTCTAAAGATCCTTTGACTTTTTCTGCAAGATTTGCGCTACCTAAAGCCGTAGAAGAAAAAACATTAACTTGTATTTGAGCTGTATCTAATTGTGACCTACCTGTACTATTTCCAGCAAAAGGTTTTGTCGAATTAGGATCAGTTGAGTTTCTGTAAAAAACTATGTAGTCAGTAAAAGTTGATGTTTGAGTTTCATTAATATTACTAATACCATAAGAAACATTAACACCAGATAAGCTACTAGCATTGCTCAATATATTATAAATTGCTTTTTCAATCATTCTACGTTTATTCCTTTAATTTTTTTTGCTTCTTCAATAACTAATCCACTCATTTTTTTTCTAAGTAAATTAGAAACACCTGATTTTGTACCTCTGTATGACCTATCAACAAAAGGCTGTGGCTTAACTGTATCTGTACCGAATTGTACCATTTGCATGTACCACCCCCCCTTTTCTGGACGTAACCATACACCTGATTTGAATTTTGGTGCTATTATATAATAAGGACTTTTGGCGGCTGCTCTTGTTTGAAAGCTACCAATAGAGTTTCTTAATTGTCTTGGCTTTATGCTAACATAAATTTTTCCCATGCCTTTTGGCGCTCTTTGACCTCTATTAATTTTTGGAGTTCTATATACATCAAAAGATTTGTATTTAGTCATAACAGGCGCGTAAGTCTTCATGACTTTTTCAACTATCTTTGCGGCTGGTTTGAGAA